CGACAGGCAGGATATCCTCTTTTCTCTCCTTTTTGACGACCACAAGGCTTCCCCGTCTTAACATCAACCCAGTTTTCTTTAAACCAACGGTCTAAACCACCTCTAGTTTTTGTTGTAGGTTTACTTTTTCTTTTTTGTGGCACTTTTCTTCTTTCCTACTCTGTAAGTTCCACCACGTTTTTTGTATTCTCGGACTAACCAAGCATTTGCGTAGGCAGAAGGATAAACAGCAAACTTACGTTTGGCTTCAGCTTTTACTCTTGCATAAAGTGCTTTATTAACAGGTACATTCATGTCTCTTCTTTCCTCCCTTTTTCTTCTTCTTTTTCTTTTTTGTTGTTGACATTCCGTAGGCCATAAGCAAAAAGGGTATCTTAATATATTCTAAACGAAGTTTGGCCTAGTGTCTCTGGCTTCGCCAAGTTAAATTGTTGCAGACAAAGATAACCAAAAGCATCAAACGCATGATCCACACCTAAATTTTTATTTGGCATACCTGTATTTGGTGCGTAAGTTAACGTCCTAAGTGCTTTTATTAATTCTTTACATCGTGGGTGGATAAATGTTCTCCTCTCACCATTCGCATCATACAAAGCTGTGTTCACAGCAGTAATCTTATCTCTAATTTTCCAGGGTGATTTTGGACTCATAACTGTAAATCCATTCCTTCTTAAGATCGTATGGTCAGTTACACCTACACCACTGGTTTTTCTCGCACTACCCGTTGGGTCAGGACAGGCAATTACTCTACGGTCCACACCATATCTTCTTACAACTTCTTCTGCAAAATCCCAAGTTGTTGCCCCACCTGTCAGCATAATCTCATCAAACACATAAAGACAATCATTATGTTTTACAGCACAGATTCCTGCCATCGGATCTACGTTAAAATCCAGTCCAATTAATAATGGCATTAAATGTAAATCAACAGATTCAGTCGAAATGTTCTCATCATCAAAACTTACAGCCACCAATCCAGTTAAATTCTCAAAACTAGCTTCAAATTCCTGTCTGAAAGTCCTCGCATCTAATTGTCCCCTAGCTGCTTCAACCTCCTCTTCCGCAACATTACCCCCCTGGATCGTAGTAAAACTCCACCTTTGCCAATCATCTCTATCGGTTTCACCGCAAAAACACCACATATCGTAAAACCAACTCGCAGTTCCATCAGGAGTACTAATAAACAGTGCCCATCCTTGTTTATCAGCTAATGCAGGTCTTATAACTTCAGCCCATACATCTTGATCCATAAATGCAGCTTCGTCTAAAACAACACCAGATAAACTCCTACCTCTTAAAGCCATCGCATTTTCTGTCCCTTTTAACTCAATCGTTGATCCATTTATTAATTCGATTCTCAAATCTGTCTCATTTTTAGATTGTACCCAGATTTTAGGTACTAATCTCTTCAATTCCTTCCATGCAATGTCCTTCGCCATCCGATATGTCGGAGCACAGTAAAAATATGTCTCCCCTGGTCGATTTATCGCTCCGCGAAGCAGTTCTATGCAAGAAAGGTAGGATTTTCCAAACCTTCGGCCAGCTACAAGTACTCGAAATCTTTTATTGCTGTTAAAAACTTCGCCCTGGGCATATCTTAAACTGATTTCTGGTGCGGTTTTTACAGCCATACACTAAAAAATAACAAATTTTTCAACTAATACCCCCTATTTATAGCCTAAATTCACTTTTCTAGGTTATCATTCAATTAATCACTTTATTCTGATTGAGTCCGTGGCTGAATCATGCTTATCTGGTTTCGTTCCAGAAGATTTTAAACAAGAAGCACAGGTTAAGAAAAAAAGACGTTCTAAATTTGCTTGTAATACACAGGAGCATATTCAACTTAGAAGTCAAAGATTGTATTCTCGTCAACTAGATGGGAAGACAACAAGGCAACTTGTTCTCGAACATGCAAAGATAGAAGGTATTTCACAAACTTCTGCTTGGAGCGATTGGGGCAGAGTCAAGGTTTGGAATAATGAAGACTGGGAAAAAGATAGAGAAAATATGCTTCCTAGACTTCAAGCTATGAGAGTTAGATTATTTAACAAGGCAATATCTAAAGGACAACTACAAACAGCAGCGCAAATACTTGATTCATTAGGCAAAGTTATTGGAGAATCTGTAGAGACAGTCAATATTCAAGCACCTGAACTATCTATCAAAGTAGAACAAAAGCAGTAGTAACTCTGTATTAGTAACGAAGATTACGAGAATATATTTAAGTTGTACGGGAACATATAATGCGTAACAAATGTTACAACACTACCCCCTATATGTATCATAGTGATGTCATAAATGATTACTCATAATGTCATAAATAATCACTTAATATGTCACTTATAACATCAGTATATGTATCATTCTTGTTGCAGTCCTGATGTCACTCTGCTATAATTAATATATAAGTTACAGGAGGAGCACTCAGCCGTCCAAAAAAACTAGGAAGTCACCGTTGAAGATTTCGACTACATATCGTGAGTCAGCCGCTAACTCCGTAAGCATAGCGACACCGCCAACCAGAGGGCGTTTGAAGAGGGTCTGGGTCTAGCAAGTGGGAGGCACTTGCAATACTTTTCCTTTCACCTCTAGGCTGATCCACTCCCAGCCCTAAAGCCCTTCAACCCTCCTTAGTTGCCTTTCTACTTTGGAGATGTCAAGCGGCCATAGAGTCTGGCTAATAGGCCAGCCTAAAGGTAAAAGGAATCCTTTTATCTTTGTTCACTTATCCAAAAATTTTTCGACATGACTTATGCAGTTATGACCTACAAAGGAGCTTTTGATGGTTGGCAAGATGCAAGCGACAACAACATTCGCAAGCATCAAAAAGACGCTCTTGACTATTGCGAATTACTTTCAAAAGTAAGACCGCAATACATTCATAAAGTCCAGGTATTATCTGAGCCTAGTCTGCCTATGTTTTCATCTTTGAGAATTGGCGCACCAAAAAACGAAGTTTATACACTTCCAAAAGGCCAGTACTTGACAGTTAGAAAGAGGAACTTTTTTCAACGTATCGTTAGGAAATTATTTTTCTAATGACTGAAGAAGAAAACCTTTATTACTTCGGAAGATGGGAGGAGCTAGAAAAGCTTTTCCCTGATCCTTTCTACTATGACTTTGATTTTCAAGAGGTAACAAAAAATGAGAATTAAATTACAAATTATTTCTTATTGCGTTTTAATTTCTTGTATTTGTTTTACAGGTGTTGAGATTTTCAACACCTTAAACACAATGCAAGAAAATTATTTATCAACTTACTCTGATTTATTAAAATGAGAAAAATCGAAAAGCGAATTAATGAAGCTATCATTGACAAAAAATATTTGAACACTTCAAATAGTAAAGTAATTTATTATTTACCTGAAGATGTTTCAGATATTTACTTACATGATAATTTGATCGGTCGTTACAATCACAAGACAAAAAGCATTTGGCTTAATTCGTGCGGATGGGAAACCAATACCACCAAATCGAGATTAAATGCTTTGTTAGATTTATTACCAAATAAAAAATTCAAAATTTTTCAAAAAGATTTTGACTGGTTTATATGGGATCGAGAAGAAAATAAAAACTATCCATTTTTTGATTGTTTAATTTTTTCTATTCATTGCTTTACTAATGGAGCAGTAAACCTAAAGGCACTATAAAAAGTGCCTTTTTTTTCTAAAAAAAAATTCATTTATCCTAAAAAAAAATGCCAGCTATTAAAGCGAAAAAATTCGATTCACCAGAAACAAAACTGGTGAATGACTTAATTGAATGTTTAAAGGCCAATAAGTCTCCTTGGAGAAAACCTTGGAGCATTAAAGGCTCGCATAGAAACTTCATTACTGGAAAAGAATATAAAGGCTCAAACCCTGCTCTATTAGAGCTTGCAGCAGCCATTAGAGGTCATGACCTGCCATTATGGGCTGGCGTATCACAATTCAAGTCTCAAGACTGTTTACCTCGGAAAGGTTCAAAGGCTGCACGGGTGATGATGCCATTATTAAAAACTTTTGAGAAAAAAGATTCTCAAAACGAACCAGTAAGAGATGAGAATGGAGATCCTATTACGGGTTCATATATGTCGTATAAATGCGTCTGCGTATTTAATGTGTCAGATATAGAGCCTAAAACGGATAAAGCTAAAGAGTGGTTATCAAACATTATTGATAAAGCTATTTTAGCTAATAAGGTAAGACCCTTAGAGGAAAATTTGAAGATAGCAAATGAGAAATTATTTGTTAATTGGTCAAAACAAGTTGAGACAATAGTTGGTACGGATAAAGCATATTACGCTCCAAGTACTGACAAAATTTGTATTCCTAAAAGGGATAATTTTGACACTGACTCCGATTTCTTAGCTACGTTCGCCCACGAAGCGGGTCATAGTACGGGTCATTCTACAAGATTAGATAGAGATCTAACTGGTAGATTTGGATCTAAAAAATACAGTATCGAAGAGTTAAAGGTTGAGATAGCGAGTTTCTTAATTTGCAATCGACTTAATATATCTTCTAATGTTCAGAACCACGCGGCTTACTGTAAACACTGGATAGAAGTTTTAGGAGAAGATCCTAAAGTACTATTCAGAATTTTAGGTCAGAGTGTAGCCATTACCAACATGATTCTAGGGGAAGAGTAAATCTTCCCTTTTCTTTTTAATTTTCAACTGACATCTTTTTAAGATTAAAAATTCATAAAGCTGTTTATCAGGAATTTTTAAAGCCTTAGTTGTTAAATCGTTCCAATCTTCAGAGGACAAAGCATCAAGGTTGTAAGGATCGTAGTTTAATTTTTGGATCGAGAGAACATGATTCTTAATTAGACTCATAATAGACTTATTGTAACACTATTAATATATCATACTTTGATTGACAATAACATCATATATACACTAATATAAATATTGAGTTCACTTATCCTATTTTTTAAAACTCATGGGCTTAGACATGTATTTAGAAGGTTCTTTTTCTACAAGAGCCTACACACAACCAACAGACCAAGACTACGCTGATATGCGAGAAGGTAAAAAGGTTACTGTTGAAAGATCACCTGCATTAGAAGATGCTTTGGACGCTATTGGTTTTCAAAACGCTCCAATAGAACATCAGTATAATCATTTAACTTATGTTTTTCCTATCATTACATGGAGGAAAGCTAATGCAATTCATAAGTTTTTTGTTGACGAAGTACAAGACGGAGATGACAACTGCGAGCGTCACTGGGTATCTTTGGAAAACTTAAAAGAACTTCTTACTAGAATTAATGAAATTCTTAAAATAGAAAATAAAGAAGAGCGTAAAACAAAAGCAAATAAAATTTTACCTACTGATAACGAAGGTTGTTTCTTTGGATCATTAGATTATGACGATTGGTACTTTCAAGATTTAGAACGCACCAAAGAAACTCTTGATAAGTTATTTGCTTATGAAAAGAAAATGTCAGGTACAGGAAAGTGCTTTGATAACTTCTACTATCAATCATCATGGTAGGAGTTATATATATGTCACACCCAGTAAATGATGAAATTCTTGAAAGACTTTACGAAGAAGTTAAAGAAGAATTTCCTAAAGCTTTAGAAGCTTTTGTTATAGCAGAAGTACAAAAACGATTTGAGGAAATGAGTTTATGAATATAACAGAGTCCAGAGATGAAGCATTTGAGGCCATAGCTGAGATGCTACGTTCCAATATCAAGAAAACTAAGATAGCTAGTAAGTTGGCTGCTGATTACTGTGTTAGTGATAAAACAGTTTACAAATGGATCTCCAGAGTTGAAGAGATGTACGATATAGAACCTATAGAGTCAATTCTTCAACAACAGAAGGTAGAACTAAAAACTGAGATATATCAAGATCTTATCAAAGACTACCATGCTGCTAAAGATAATGATGACCACGAACTAAGAAGAAAAATTGGACATATTTTAAATAATACTTATCTTAAAAAAATTAATTTCAACTGAGAATTTCGCTAGCGAATTATGACTTACGATCCAATTAGAAACAACATTGATGAAGAATTTATTGACCAACTCAATAAACATCTATCTCATTCAATACAAGATTACATCAAAAAATTAGTTCAGCATGAAGTAGATGTAATTACAGATTCAGACTGGTTTTCTGAAAAATTTAACATTG